ATCTTAAGGAAGCTCTTGATCAGATCATTGTACTCATCGCTGCATGTAAACTCACAAAGGTCCTTGATGACTTTGCTTTTCGTAATCTTAGTTGCAACTTTCTTAGCAAGTGTCCTCATTACTAAAGCAGGGTCGTTGAATAGCTTCACAGAATAACCTCCAGGATCGTCAATAATTGAAGTTGCACTCCGTTCTTCTAATTCTAGATTAGCGTAGCTATTAACATATTTCAGCAGAGCACCAGCTAGTTCAGCATTACCCTTTTTTAGGACTCTTATGATGGTGGTAACGGATCCGAATCCTGCGGAGTGATTGTCAATTCCTTCTCTTGCCAAAAATTGTACTGCGCTTGGGAAACCGTGACCGAGGCTCTTTATAGGCACAAATGCTGTAACAGATCCATATGGAGTATCTATATCACTTGCTCTGAGGCCGAATCTTTCGAAGACAACCAGTGTTCTGAAAACTGCACAAGAGTAACATAAGTAGCTGCACGCACCTCTGTCTGAAGCTCCGAGATAACTTGCAAATATACTTTCTTTTATTTCCCATACGCTGGCTAGACTATTCTCATAAGTTCTGTTTGCCTTAGCGAAGATTTTGAAAGCAGAGATTACTTCATTGCCCCAAGCGTACAGTCTGTTAAGGAAGTGAGCTTTAAACCTAGAGCAGAGAGTCTTCACAGGATCAGCTTCCTTCCCGAGTTTGCCATATGTATCAGCTACGTGTTGGAACGTTTCTTTCAGAAAACCTTTATTTGCTACCATCTTCACTATTATGTCATCGATCAAAGCCATCTTTTTGACTTTTGCCTTTTCTGCATAAAAGCCCTTCTCCTTACCTAGGCTTAAGTCCCACTGAGTAATCATGCTATTCATGATAGAATCGCCTGTTACGAACCAGCCTTGAGAAGTTCCATTTGTGATAATAAATTTGTCAAAGAAGCCCTCTTTAGCAATGAACATCATCATGTCTTTAGAGACTTCTCTTATGTCAAATAGCTTGCTGATTTTAAAGAACTTCAAAAGCATGGCCAAGAATTCAAAATGTTTCTTACTCTCTGCATTAGGTGACCATCCGACTATATCCATAGCAATAAAAGCATCACTGTCACTGCTAGTCTTAACAATTTCGGCTATCCTCTCTTCTAAGCCTTTTCTGCTTTTCCTGACTGAGACTCCATCCAAGAAGGTGGATAAAACAGATATATTCTTGTCAATTTCGCTTAAGAATTCTCGTGTGATATCATCTGCCGATAAAGTTTCGCGAACCTTTTTACCAAACTTAGTATTCTCATTCTTAGCTGTAGCTTCACTTACTCTGTCTCCCAGTAGCTTGCCTTCGTTGATGGATTGTCTTATTTCTTCAGGCGAATAATGGATGCTGAGATTAGGGGCATATTCAAGAGCGTATAATAGTTCATTCCCATATTTTCTCTTGGTAAAAGCTGAAGTTTCATAATCTTTATAAGACTCATGCGAAGCATTTACATGCACGACATCATCAGCTTGCCAGAAC